TGCAGAAAAAGAAGAAGGTGACGATACGATGTGGCAAGAGATAACTGCACTTAGGCAAAAAGTTAAAACAGACAATCCGAAGCCTAGCTGATGGATCACCACTTCCCCAATCCGGCTGATCAGCGTTACTACAACTACCCGACAACCCCATCCCCAGAACCCCTTATGGATGTGAACACGATTGTCGATCTCTTAAACAGTTTCGGGGTCCCGGTCTGTCTGGCGGGGATCCTCTTGTGGTTTTGTAAATATCAATTTGACTGGGCGAGGAAGGAACGGGAGGCCTACGCCGTCCGGGAGGAGGAGAAGGACGCCAAGATCATCGAGATGGTCGAGAAGAGTTCAGACGCCCTCCTCAGTATCAAGATCGCCGTGGAACAGTTGAAACAGTCAGTGGACCAAAATAGCCAAGTTATCCGGGAACTAATTATGCGGAAAGGGGCATGACAGATGGAAGTGATCCAAAGATTTTTGGATTGGCTGAAACCCGACTGGGTTGAAAGTAGAGTTTACGGGGACCAGGACGACCCCGACGAGATTGAAGAAGACGACGAACCGACACTTGAAGAGATCCGAGGAGGACAGTAGTGGAAGAGATAATTGAAAAGAAGACGATCAAGGGGAACCCAAAGCCCCCTAAGAGCCTGACGGTCAATGAAAGGATTACGGTGGCCCGTTTTTACGGACGCCTAGTGATCTCATTCATGGCGTTTGGAATTTTCCTATACATCGTCCACATGATGCTGGTCGCCGAGTCTGAGATGGCCCAATCTAGCCGGGACCTTCTCAACATACTCATTGGCAGTTTTATCAGTGTGATCTCAGGAATCGCCACTTTCTATTTTAACGGGGACTCGGACATCATGTCGGAGGACAAGGCCCCGAAAACTGAACCAGAACCCGAACCCAAACCCCAGGAATCGATATGATAATGCAAGCAATCCAGGTCATCCAACTAATCAAAGGTATTAAGGACCTTTGCGACTCTGACGAACAGTCCCTCGGGGCCGACCACGTCGAGAACATGGTCAAGGGCCTCGGATCCGAGATTGAGGAATCCGTCAACTCCATGATCAATGACGACCCCTCCAACGCCTTTACCGATCTGAAATCTTTCCTGAAAGGATGAATGTTCCTATCCGACCATGTGACACTCAGGGAGGCGGAAAAGAGCCAAACGGCGTTGAGGATGGGGATCGAGAACCGGGCGTCCGACGTGCCGGAGGCGATCCCAAACCTAGTCGCTTTATGCCAGACGGTTATAGAACCGATAAGGACAAAATTCGGCCCGGTCTCTATTTCGAGCGGGTTCCGACATCCTGATCTATCAGAGGCCCTGAAGAGTTCATCTAAGAGCCAGCATTGTTTCGGCGAGGCATTCGATTTCGAGTGTTTCAAGAGCCCGGGGAACCGGGCGGTCGCCGAGTGGGTCGTGTCCACCACGCTTTCCTGGGATCAATTAATTTTGGAATTTGAAGACCCCGAGGGAAAAGATTTATTCGCCGGATGGATCCATATTTCCAACAAACGATGCAAAAGAGATAACCGGAAGGAGATCCTCCGGGCCGTGAAACAAGACGGGAAAACTGTCTACCTCCCTGGATTAAAATAATGGCCCTGATCCCCCTGGCGATACCACCTGGGTTTTTCCGGAATGGCACGGCGTACCAGGCGAAGAACCGGTGGCGTACCGGGAACCTGGTCCGTTTCTCTGAGGGCCGTCTCCGGCCTATTGGGGGATGGACCCGGCTATCCAATACCCAGGTTCTCAAGCCAGACGGGGCGACCCCAGACCCGATTAGGGGACTCCACTCCTGGCGGAGTGAGGAGGGCATCCAGTACCTGGCCGTGGGCTCAGTCAACTCTCTACGAATCTGGGAAGGGGTCGAAGACGACGACAACGACACACTCCCGGATATCTACAACGTCACCCCCTCTGGTTTCCTGGTGACAGATAACACTTGCGACACCACAAGCGGGTCCATATCGGTCACCATGGACTCGACAACCAGTATCAGGCCAGGGATGGCGGTATCGGGGGCCGGTATTCCGAATGGATCCACCGTGAAGGAGGTCACCAATTCAACGACATTTACGATATCAAATCCGGCGGATGCCTCGGGCTCGAACGTGACACTGACTTTCGGCAAGCCTGACTTCCAGATATCCGGTTTAGGGTATGGGGCCTTGAATTACGGAGACGACTACTACGGGACCCCAAGGTTCCCCAACCCCGATGACATCTTCGCCCCCGTCTGGTCCCTGGACAACAAAGGGGACGACCTGGTCGGGGTCCATACCGGAGACGGGAAGCTGTACCGATGGGAACAAGCTAATGGGTTGAACACGGTCGCCGTCCAGGTAACCGATTCAGGGTCACAACTCACAAGCCTCCGGGGGGTAATTGTTACACCGGAAAGACACCTTTTGGTTTTATGCCCAGCGGGTAACGTCCGGAAGGTCAGGTTCGCCACCCAGGACGGGGGCTTTTCTTCCGCTGATTGGACGCCCACAACAACGAACACGGCTCGGGCGATTGAACTCCAGACGACCGGCGAGATTGTAGGGGCCCGAAAGACTCGATACGGGGTCTTAATATTCACGACGACGGACGTCTTTCGTCTGGATTATATTGGCCCTCCCTACGTCTACTCGGCCGTGCGAATCGCCGAGGGCATCGGACCTGCGGGTCCGAACTCGATAGCTGGATCCGGTGACTTCCTGGGGTGGATCTCCAGGGGCCGGATGTGGTCGTACACGGGCGGGTACATCAAAGAATTATCGTGTGACGTCGCCGACTATGTGTTCAGTGATATCAACCTCGACATCGAGGGGCTGATCTACGGCGGGGATAACCCTGATTTCGGCGAGCTATGGTGGTTTTATCCGACGTCAGGGGACGAAACCCCGACAAGATACCTTGTCTACTCGTACCGTGAAAATCATTGGGTGACGGGCGATCTGAAGAGATCCGCCTGGCAAGCCTCCGGGACCCTGGACAGCCCGGTCGCCTCCGGGACAGACGGCTATCTTTACAAGCATGAGCTAGGCCTCGACCCAGACATAGGATTATCCAGGTCCGTCGGGGTGACGCCCCCCACTACAGACGACCAGGTATCCACATCGAACAGGCCTCTGGTACGGTCAGTCAAGACCACTGACTATTCTGGGATCGCCGATGAACTCCACCCGGTATTCGCAGAGACAGGGGCTATCGAGATCCAGTCCGGCCAGAACCGGATGAAGGTCCGTCAGATCATCACCGACACCGAGGCGGGAGACAACTCCGTCCGGCTGAAATTCAAGACCGCCGACAACCCCGACACGGAGGGGACTATGAGAGGGCCGTTTCCGTTGGACAATGACGGGTACGTCGATACCAGGTTCAGCGGACGTCAGATTCAACTCCGGGTAGAGGGGCCGTTTGACACCGACTGGCGGGTAGGTGAGACCAGGATAGAGGGGTCCCCAGGAGGGACGAGATGAGCAGTTTACCGAACCCCCCTAGCTTCTATGACCAGGAGTATTTCTTCACGTTGGCCTCCACGGTCAACGAGGCGGAGAGGGTCAACCTACGATCAGACCGAGACAATATTATCGAGCCAGGGGCCATCATACTAAAATCAACCGGGACGACGCCTAAGTATTTTCAGCTAGTCGTCTCTGACACCGGAACTTTATCAGCAACCGAGGTGACGACCATCAACGGGATACCCGTAACCTCGGGCAACCCAGACGCTTAAAGGAATTATGTTTGGAATAGGAGAAAGAAAGATAAACAACCCCACAACCCAGAATACGACTATTGACCCGGGGATGATGGAGTTTCGAGGGGATCTATTTGACTACGGTCGGAATAATATCTTAAACCAAAGTTTCCAAGGGTACACCGATGAGGCGGGAAACCCGCTTGATAGATTCGCTGGGTTCAACATGGACCAAAACCAGGCCATGGCGAATGTGAGGCGGGGCCAGGGTTTTGGATCCGGGACATACCAGGGGGCAGTTGATGCCTCCCAGAGGGTCGCCAATATGGGATCCCCTCAACTCCAGTACCAGTCATTCCTCAACATGGGGGACCCCAGCCAGTACATGAATCCGTACACCCAGAACGTGATCAACCCGGCGATCCAGGGGGCCCAGGACGAACTCCAGAGGAACTTGAACCAGATCAGTGCAAACGCCGTCCAAACCTCCCCAGGAGGAGTGAACGAGGCGGAGGCCCTCGAACGGGGGACCGCCAGGGCGTTAGGGGCTCAGAATATTGGGGCCCTCCAGGCGAACCTCCTGAACCAGGGATTTAGCCAGGCCCAGGGCATGATGGAAAGAGACATAGCCCGAGGCGACCAGTATGGATTCAAACAAGCCGGGCTCGACCTTTCGACCGCCGACCGGAACCTCAAAGGGGCCGGGAATGTTTCTCAGATTATGGACCGATACCGGAACGCCCGGAGAGGCGACACCCGGGACCTGATGGGCATCGGGAACCAGCAACAAGCCCAGAACCAACAAGACCTGGACTTTGCTTTCCAGGAGTTTATGAGGGAACAGAATGACCCGATGATGAGGTTGGGGGCCGTCCAGGGCCTACTCCAATCCCCCTACGGCAAGTCCAGCACTGTCAATGAAACTTTATACAAGGACGACCTCGCCGACCTCCTCGGGTTAGGGGCGACAGCCATCAGTGGAACAAAACTT